TGATAAGAAGTTGGTTCTTAATCTCGAACCAAGGCATTATCATGAAAAAAATGGTAAACTCTATTCGAATAGCAATAAAGCAATTCTCTAAATCTGCAAGTGAATGACTATCTTTGATGGCGCTTGCGAAAGAGGCAGTTTATGTGTAGTTCTAATAAAGATTTTGTCCATTTACATGCTCATACGCATTTTTCAATTCAAGATGCATTACCTACCCCAGCAAAATATGCATTAAAAGCTCGTGAGATGGGTTTCCGAGCCACAGCAATTACAGATCACGGAAAGATGGGTGGTGCTGTTGAATTTGTTGAAGCTTGCCGTTCTTACAGCAACTTTGAACCTATCAAACCTATTATTGGTATTGAAGTTTATACCTGTGAAGATCGTTTTGATAAGAGTAAAACAGAAGATGGTAGACGTAAGAAATTAAATCACCTTACTCTTCTTGCTCAAAACGAAACAGGCTACAAGAATCTTCTTTCTCTTTCAGCTCTTGGCAATGATCCAGATGCTTTCCACTATTCTCCTCGTGTTGATTGGGGATGTATAGAAAAACATTCTGAAGGTGTAATTGCTCTTTCTGGCTGTCTTGCTTCTGAGTTAAATCAATCTTTGATGCGTGAAGATGTTGACCTAGCCAATCGTGTTGTAAATCGATTTAAGAATGTTTTTCAAGACCGATATTTTATTGAATTACAGCATCACGGAATTGATGAACAAGCCCACAATATGCCTTTTCTTTTGGATCTTGCTAATAAGTATGATCTACCTGTTGTTGCATCTAATGACGTTCACTATCTTGACAAATTAGATTGGAAGATTCACGATGTCTTGATTCAGATGCGTGACCAAAGAGACAGCAGAACAGATAAGAAGAATGGTAAGAAAGAAGCTTATGGTAGTCATCAGTTTTATCTGAAGCCTTATGATGATATGCATAAGATTTTTGGGTCAAGTGTTCCTGATGCCTTAAAGAATTCTGTTCTTATTTCAGAAATGGTAGAAGATTTCTTTAAGCTTGATGTTCCTCACTTACTTCCAGCTGCTCGTATTCCAAAAGATAACCCAGAGTTTAACAACTTCTGGAAAACAAAGCTACCACATCACAAAGCAAATGAAGCATATTTAGCCTATCTTTGCATTTCAGGTTTACGTCAAGCTAATTTATTTACCAACAATTATCTAGCCCGTTTAGATAGTGAATTACGTCAGATTTGGTATATGGGTGTAACTGACTACTTCTTAATTCAAAGAGAATTAGTTGAGTTTATGAAGCACAAAGATATCCACTTTGGCATTCGTGGTTCTGGTGTTGGATCTTTAGTAAACTTCTGCCTTGAGGTTTGCAATGTAGACCCAGTGCGTTGGAACTTAATGTTTGAACGCTTCTTGAATCCTGGTCGTGGAACTCAATACAAAATAGATATACCTGAATTTCCAGCTTCTCAATTTATTAATGAGTATGGTGATATGGATCAAATTCCTTACACTAAAAAGTTAAGGAAGATTACCAAACAATGGCTAGAAGTATTCCCAGAAAATAAGAAATACGAGCCTGAGATTGAGAAAGAATTGTGGGTTTTAGAGAATCAAGGTTTGTCATCTTACATATATAATCTTGCAAAAATGGGAATCAAAGCAAAGCATAATGATTCTCAGCTTTGGACTGCTCATATTCTTGACATCACTGAAGAAATGCCAACAGATGGTCTTGTAATTTCAAAAGTTGCTGCCCTTCCTGACGTTGATACAGATATTGATGATTCTCGTCGTTCTGAAGTTATTGATTGGACTAAAGAAAGATTTGGAGAAGATCACGTAGCACAGATTGGAACTTGGGGTAAATATGCTGCAAAAAACTCTGTTGTAGGATGTTTGAAAGCTTCTACAAGGTTTCAAGATACATACCCAAATGATTTTCACAATCAGGCATTAAAGATTTCTGCTTTGATTTCTAAAAAGCCCGGAACAACAATTGAAGAAACGATTCAGGAAAATGAAGAGTTCAAGTTCTACTATGATAAATGGCGTGAAGAATTAGATAGTGCTATTCAATTGGTTGGCACTTATTCTAACTTTGGTGTTCACGCTTCTGGTGTTCTTGTATCTTCTGAACCAATTTACCTGAATGCACCAATTGAAAATAGTAAGGGAAACTTGTGTTCTGCTTACGATATGAAAAATGTTGAGCGTGTTGGATTGGTCAAGTACGATTTTCTTGGACTTGCTGCTTTTCATCAAGTTGCTCTTTGTCTTGAACATATCAAAAGACTTCACAACAAAGATATTGATTTTAAAAAGATCAATCTTGAAGACCCCAAAATTTTTAAAAACATCTATGCTAAGGGTAAAACTGCAAGCGTGTTTCAATTTGCTTCAAAAGGAATGCAACAGGCTTTAAGAGATGTCAATGCTTCTAATGTTGAAGACTTGATTGCTGTGGCTGCTTTGTATCGTCCTGGGCCTATGGATTATATTCCTCAATATGCAGAGGGTAAAAGACATCCAGAATCAATTAGATATGCTCACCCTATTATTGAGAAACATCTTTCAGTGACATATGGAATTATGGTTTATCAGGAGCAAGCTATGTTCTTGGCTCGTGATATGGCTGGATTTACCTGGCAACAAGTGGATAAATTACGTAAAGCAATTTCAAAGAAGTCTGGTAAAGATTTTGATGATGTTTGTAATCTTTTTGCCACCAAGAGTAAAGAGCGTGGAATTCCTGAAGAAGTTATTGATGAAGTACTTGCATTGATGGCTAAATTTGGAGGATATGCCTTCAATAGATCTCACGCCTGTTCATATGCTTTGCTTTCTTATTACACTGCTTATTTGCGTAATTACTATCCTTCTGAATGGCTTGCTGCTTGTATTCAGATTGATAGACTGGATGAAGATAAACTTGCTGTATTACTTAAAGAATGCAGTATGGACAGAATTACAGTAAAGCCAGCTAATGTAAATGAATCTGGAGTCGAAACCACTGTAAACAAAAAGGGTGAAATTCTTCTTCCCCTTTCTGCTATCAAAGGTGTAGGAGCTAGGGCAATTGATATCGTGCAACATCAACCTTATGAGGATTGTAAAGATTTAGCGTATAGAGCTAGACCAAATCGTGGTATGGTAGCTTTCCTTGCTGAACACGATGCTTTAAGTTGTTTGCCTGATACTTTGGAATTTGAAGTTGTTGAAGATTTCTTAGAATATTGGGATAATATTGTTGCGGAAAGAAATAAAGAAGAGAAAAATTCTTTAAGAATGCAAAAGCTTGCAGAAAAAAATTCTTTATCGTATGATGATATTGTTAACAACAAAGAGAGAAAGACAAGATTAACATCATCTTCTGTAAAGACTTTGTTGAGTGATGGTTTATTTGATTAGGAACTATTATGGGAATTTTTGACGAATACGAAGACTACGACGATCCTGAATTTCAAATCAAAACTGAAGAAGATGAAGATTTTGAAGAAGAAAATTCTTTGTTGCTTGCCACTTTAGAATGGGCTCCTATGCCTGAAACAGTTTCTTGGCAAGATCCTAATTTTTCAAAAGATTTAGTAAGTCGTCTCAAGGGTGTTACTGAAGAATCATTTGCCAAGGAAGTGCAGAATTGGCAAGATGCGATTAGTGTTTTACCTTTTTATGATGAAATTGAAATTCGTAATGAAATTCGTCAGTGGGATATTGCAATTCCTTCTAAAGATGAATATGAATTTGAATCATTTTCAGCGTCATATGCTTTGCAGGTACAGTATAGAAATAGACTAACAGAAATTATGTCTGTTGTTTATGCTCACTATGAAATGATTTCTCAAGCGCATAAAAACTTGAGAGAAATGGCTATTAAATTATCAACAGGAACAGCCAAAGACAAAGAGGCTAGTGCTGCTTTCACTGTTCACCCATTTGTCATTCCAATGACAAACTCCAAAAGGCTGCTAACATATTTGGAGCATTATTTAAAAAATATTGAATTTGCAGCAACCCAAATGGATAGAATTTTGCGAGAGCATCAAGCTTTATCCAGAATCAACCAATCCTTTAATACAGAGGGAATGTCTAATCTTTACTCGAAAGATAAAACTCCCATGAATAAGGGAAATGCTATAGTAAGAACAAGAAATTCAAGAATTTGATAAAAGTTTTTGATTTCCTATTGCTTCAGCACAAAACATACAGTAAACTAAAAAATGTGGGACGGAAGAGCCCAATTGGAGAAAATATAAAATGACTCGACGTGTTTCTGCTACAAAGATGGTTGCTCAATCAACTGCGACAACCACTCCTCGTAATTCTTTTCCTCGCTTGCAGGATATTCTCGTAAACCTTTCAGTCAAGGATGCACCAAAGGTTGTGCGCCGTCTGAAGCTTGTTGGTGATCCAATTTCCTTTATTGAGTACACCGATAAGGTTTATGTTCCAAACCCAAACAATGATCCTGCCCTTCGTGGTAAGACCCAACGTGTTCCATTCCCAGATGCAGATTTGAACAAGTCGTTTGTTCGAATTGGTCATGATGATCCAAAGCAATGTCCTTGGAAGAAGATGGGTTATATTGGAACTGTTCAGTATGCTCAAAATGTTCTTGAGAAGCAAGAAGATGGTTCTTGGGAAGTAAAGATCCTCAAGAAGGGTAAGAGCATCTTTGGTCGTATTGCAGAGCAGACAATTCAGAATTATGAAGATCCAGAGAATGAAGATGGCGATGGTCGTCATTACGGAACTCGTAATTCTCCATGTATCAAGATTACTGCTTCTGCCACTGGCATGCCAGCACCAAAGTCAGTTGATTACACCCTTTATTTTGAAGGTAAACCAACATTTATTTCTGATGATATGGTTGAACTTCTTCGCAAGGCTGGGGAACCATCTGTTGAGGATTTGACTCGTGAGCGTAGCAATTATGAGACAGATCGTTCTGATGACCCTAATATGCCTGAGTGGGAAGATTTCTTTGCCTATGGTTATCCATTGACTAGAATCTTCAAATTCACTGCTCCAAAGGGTGATGAAGCTCCTGTATCTTCTAATTCTTACACTGTTTCAGCACCAGTTGAAGCGCCTAAGCCTGTAGCCAAGCCAGTACCTGTTGTTGAAGATGAAGATGATGATGAGGAAGAATTCGTTCCTGCTCCGAAGCCAGCTCGTTCTGCTAAGAAGACTGTAATTATCGAAGAAGACGAAGATGAGGATGATGATGATGATGCTCCTTCTCTTGGTTGGATGGGTAAGAAGTAATTGATAAAAGGGATGGAGTAATCCATCCCTTTTTGAGGATAAATTATGGCTAGAAAAGAACTAAACGAAGCTATTGATAAAGATCAAGAGCGTTTATTAAAAGCAAAACTCAAAGCACTTGGAATTGACGAAAAGTGTATTAAGTCTGGTGATGTAGAGAACATTGAATTTGTTCCTACAGGTGTGTTTGAGGTTGATTCAATTTTAGGTGCTGGTATGGGTATTCCATCTGGTACTTTGATTGAGTTTTGTGGTGAATCTCAATCTGGTAAGACTTGGCTTGGCTATAAGTTGATGGCCGAAGCCCAAAAGCTTGGGAAGAAGTGTGCATTCTTTAATATTGAGAATTCATACTATCCTCAACGTGCTTTGTCTTGTGGTGTAAATACTGCTCAACTTTTGCTTATTGAAAATGTTGGCTCTGCTGAAAAGTATGGTGAACTTCTTAAGTTTATGGTTGAGACTGGAGACTATGGTGTAATTGTTGTTGACTCAATTTCAGCAATGATTCCTAATGATGAACTTGAAAAATCTCTTGAGCAAGTTCAAACTATTGGCCTTCATGCTCGATTTGTAAAGCGTCTCACAAAAGACTTGACTGCTAAGACTGCTGCATCTGGAACTATTGTTGTTCTTATCAATCAGCTTTACATGGGTAGTGGTGCAATGCCTGGTTCAATGGTTAAAACTGCTTCTGGTGGTAATGCTATGAACTACTTTACTCATATGCGTTTGTGGATTAACAAGATCAATGGTGCTGCTGGACAAGTTACCAAGAAAGATGCTGAAGGTAAGGATGTCATAATTGGTGGCAAGAGCAAAGTTTTTGTCATGAAGACACGATATGGTCAACCTGGTGTTACTGGTGAATTTAAGATCATGTTCACTGATGATGAAACCACCAATCCTGTAGATGAATTCCTATACAAAGCTAAGGCTAAGGGATTTGAATATATCAAGGAAGTTCGTAAGAAATTTATTTACACGAACACTGACACTGGTGAAGTTGTTGAGTCAAAAGATGCATATGAATTCTGCAAAATGCTTATGGACCAACCAGCACCAGAAAAGCGTACTCGTGGTGACAACTCCACCACTGCTTTTGAATATATCTGTGGACGCTTGAAAGTAATTGGAAAACCTCTTGCTGATCTTACTGAAGCAATTAGTAAAGGTCCATCTTCTGAAGATCTCGATGATGACGATGATGATGGTGGCATTGATTTTGACGTTGCTGCAAAACAAATGCTTGACTAAATAAAAAACCCCTCGAAAGAGGGGTTTTTTATTATTGATTTAATGGCCCTTGATTATAATTCATAGGTTTTAAATATTTTACTCTTTGTCTTTGTATTTGATCCATGAATGCTTGTTGTCTTCTTGGGTTCTTGAAACTATTTAAAGTACCTTTATACAATTGTTCTGCTTGAGAAATTGCAGTAGGGTCTTGAGATGCAAAACCATTGATTATATCATTCAAAGCATTCATATATAATCTTTGCTCATTGGATTCTTGTTGAGCTTGAGCATTTGGCATTGCATTTTGTTGTTGATAGAAATTCGCTGTATCACTTTGTTCTGTGTAATAATTTTGAAAATTACCTTGAGCTACAGGTTGTTGATTTTGTTGTTGCATAGCATTGCCTAAGCCCTGAAATACAGTTTGAAGAGTATTGCTTGGAACTTGACTTTGAGCTCTTGGCGCTGTTTGAGGCATTGGTGCTTGAGTTGGCTGAATATTATTAGCAATTGGCCGTGGCGTATAATTTATTACTGGAGGAGAAGCAGGTGCTGCATTTGGATTAATTTCTGTTGCAGGTTGTACTTGAGGTCTAACCGCTGGAGCTGTAGTGGCTGGAGCACTTAATGATTTATTTCCACCTTGGGTTTTAGACAACAAATCATTATAAATTGCCGTTCCTGCGTCAGTACTTGTTCCTCTAGCTTCCATAAAATCTCTTATTTGGTAAGGTTGAGGTCTTAATCTTAAAAATTCATTATATCCAGGAATACTATTCTCTTGCTCTCTAATTCTTTGTGCGTTTGCAAATGCTGGATTTGCCATTCTAGGATCCGAGCCTTTAGGGATGAGCACTTGTTTAGTTCTACCAGGTCCATCAGGTACTGTAGCAAGTTCCATTTCTGGCTCCAATCCTTTGAAATTATATAAAGTACCTACACCACCTCTTTCACTTCTAGCAAAATTATCGCCTCTTTCAAAAGCATTTCCTACACCTGGGTACTCAATTCTTTGATTTACATTGCCTGGTCTTGCTTGATATTTTTGAACATTCTTAACTTGTTGAGATTCTTTGATAAACTTATTGTGTAGAATTTCTGCTGCTTTGATTTTTCCAGCAGCTTCAAGCAATTCGATGTCTTTGGATATTTGAGATAATTTCTGGAATTTATTCATTATTTCGCCTTAAATAATAGATACATAATAATTCTCTGTAAGTGATTATTCTTCCCTTTGATGATACAATTAACTGATGAACAGCTTTGAATTGAACTACAATCAATTTCTACGCAACTATAATGAAAATAAAGTTGTTCAAGAATATTTTGAAACTAGAAATCTTTCAGAAAAGATAATAGAAAATAATCTTGTTGCTTTTTGCCCTTCTTATTCCAGATATGAATTTCCGCTCCTTAAAGGCAGATTAATTGTTCCTATAAAAGACGTTCATGGAAATTTTATAGCTCTTGCTGGTCGTCAAATTCCAGATTTAAAAGATCAAACAGTGCAAGCATTCTGGGATCTTTATGGGCATGAACCTGCTAAATGTGCTGACAAGATAAACAAATGGAATAAGGGTAAATGGATAAATGAACCTTATCAAAAGAATAAAAATTTATTTTTCTTAGATGTGGCAAAAACAATGGCACGTCAAAAGAATTATCTCATATTAACTGAAGGATATTTTGACGTTTACTCTTTTTATGATAATGGTTTAGAAAATGTAGTGGCCCTTTGCGGAACTGCCATCTCTGACCATCAAGTGGCTTTAGCATCCCGATTTTGTGATAATCTTGTTGTTGTTATGGATGCTGATGATGCTGGAAAAATTGCCTCTGAAAAAGTAGTTAAAAAGATAGAAGAATTAGGACTTAATGCTGTAAGATTATTCTTGCCTAAAGGTATGGATCCTGATGATTTTGCACAGAAATTTGATGTATCTTTTCTTGATGAAACTATTTTGAAAATGATCGACTCTGGTAAGAAAACTTTGAATATAAGGGCTGAAAATGGATAGAATTGAAACTGTTTGGAAAATGAGAGAATGTAGTATGCAAGATGTTAAAGAACTTGCATATGAACTTGAGATACCTATTCCTGTAGCCCAAGTTATGCTTACTCGTGGAATTGATTCAGTGGATAAAGCTGAACAATTTCTTGACCTTAAAATAAATAAACTCCACAATCCAATGACTCTACCTGATGCTGAAGTTGCTATTAAAAGAATCAGCAAAGCAATAGATATAGGTGAGAAGATATTTGTATGGGGCGACTATGATGTGGATGGTATTACCTCCACTGCAATTGTTGTCACTGCCTTAGAAAAAATGGGTGCAAATATAGAATACAAAGTGCCTCACAGAATGGAAGATGGATATGACATCAAAATCCATTCTGTAGATCAGGCTTTGGCTTCTGGTGCAACTCTACTTATGAGTGTTGACTGTGGAATTGTTGCATTTGAAACTGGAGCATATGCAAAAGAAAAAAATCTTGATTTGATTATCACTGACCACCATCATCCTAGTGAAGATGGATCATTACCTGAAGCTATGGCAGTGGTGAATCCAAATAGAGACGATCCTTTTTATCCGGGCGAGCATTTCAAATCACACAAGACAGATGATTTTCAGCGTTATCCTTTTGATTATTTGGCTGGATGTGGAATTGCTTTTAAATTAATGCTTGGGTTGGCTAGATATCGTAAGTTAAATGTTTTTGACTTTGTAGATGAATTGATTGAATTTGCAGCATTAGGGACAGTAGCTGACGTCGCTCCAATGATTGATGAGAACAGGGTGATTGTCAATTATGGATGTTCAATTCTTTCTAATAGTAGTAAACCTGGCATTAAAGAACTTCTTCGTATTGCTGGTGTAAAAGATGTAACTCCCACTACTATTGGATTTCAAATTGGTCCAAGAATTAATGCTATAGGAAGACTTGCTGATGCTGGTACTGCTTTATCATTAATGTTGTCTAAAGATGACATTACAGCAGCTAATCTTGCCAAACAGATGAACAATGCAAACACTCGTCGCCAAGAGCAGCAAGAAAAAGCCACTCAACAGGCAATTGATTATGTTGAGAAAAATTTTGATTTAGAAAAAGAACATATATTAATCATTGGTGCTGAAGATTGGCACCCTGGATTGATAGGTTTAATTGCTGGAAAAATTGCTGAAATGTACAACAAGCCTACATTGGTTTGTTCGTTCAAGAAAGATGGATATGCTAAAGGTTCTTGTCGTTCCACTCGTGATTTTAATATTTTGGATGCTCTCAAGTCAGAAGAAGCTTGGAAGTTATTCAAGAAAAGAGCAGATGGTTCTACTGTTTGTGGGGGTCATGCTTTTGCTGCTGGTTTTGAACTTGCTATAGATAATATTCCAGCAATGAGAGAAGCATTAAATAATTATGCTCAAGATAAATTAGGAGAACCATCTTCAGAGAAAATTATTGATATTGATGCTCGTATGCCTTTTGGTGATTTGAATATTAAGACATATGCTCATCTTTCAAAAATCTCTCCTTTTGGTAGTGGTAATCATAATCCAATTTTCATTACCAAGAATATGACACTTGTTGAAGCTAAGCCACTAACCCAAGGTAAACACGCTAAATTAAAACTTTCCAATGGTGAGAAAACTTGGGTTCCTGCTAATGCTTGGAGACGAGGTTATATTTGTAATGAATTTCAACCTGGTGATAAAGTTGATGTTGTTTACACTGTAGAGTTAGACAATTGGTCAGGAAATAATAATTTAGTTATGATACTAGAGGATATAAAACTTGCAATTTAGTTTCTAATTTTAAAAACCATTCATATAATTGTAATATCAACGAGGGAATCTTAAGTGAACGAGGATATTACAAAGCAAGCAAAAATAAGGACTCAAGAAAATTTAGAAAAGTCAATTCTAAAATATCAAGAAGCTTTACTGTCAGGAAATAAATGGCGGATAGATAGGCAATACAAAGAAGTATGCAAACTTTATCCGCCTTATTTACACATGCAAGAATGGTGGAATCAATATCACTACTTGTATGATTCACAAGAAGATTTTGCATCAGACTATATAAAAATTTTTTGCAATGTCTTATCTAATTGGAAGCCCCGCAATACGAGAAAGATATCTCGTTATGGAGGAAGTGGGGAATTCAAAAATTATTTTATCGGTGCATTACAACACAATTATATTAATTTAGTTAAGGCTGATAATGCTGGTAAAAGAAATCCCTCACAAAAATGTCCAATTTGTGAGAAATGGGTCAATCCTCTTTCCACTCATATCTTAAATCATCATCATCATATTCTTTGGGATCATTTAAAAAATTCTGGAATTATTTTAGAAGAACTTGAAAGATGCAATTTCTGCAAGTCTCATAAAATGCCCAGATCTTATGAATGCTTAGAAGATTGTGAAGATAAAGAAGATGGATCGTGCGAAAAGTGTATGATAATTCAAAGAACAGCAATCATCAAGAAGCATATTTTATCCAAACATTCATCTATGCTTTTTCAAAAATTCAATGAACTTTACCCCGATTATCAAACTGTTTCACCCAGAGCCCTAAGTGTTTATATGTCTGAAGAAGATGACAATGAAGATATTTGTTATTATGATAGTTTAAGAGATGATAATAAAATTAATAATTTAATGAATTTAGATTTAGACGAAGTTGAAAACAAAATTATTGCAACAATTTTAAATGGCTCTTCAAAGCTAAAATATGATTCAAAACTCTATGGTTGCACTGCTTCAGAGTTTAATAAAGCTGTAGAAAATATTAAGACGAAAATGTCTCTTATTGGAATTGAGGAAAATTAAAAATGGATAAATTAGATGAACCTGTGAGCATTATTGCCACAAATGATAAACCAAAGAATAGTATGAATGATCCTAGGATTTTGAAAGCACGAGGAGGAGACCCAAATGCAGAAGATCCTAATAAGCGCCCAACTGATCCTGTTGGTTTAAGTCGTAGTATTTTACATGTGCTTAAAGACCACGAATATGTTAGAATTTTATCTGTTGGCCCTACTGCTTTAAGCTCTATTATGACTGCATTTAGATTAGCATCCAGAGAAGTTGAAAGTTTGACTAATGGATCAGTTTTAGTTTGTCGTCAATCGGAATACAATGCTGAAGTGGCTGGCAAGAAAACAAAGGGAATTTCAACACGCATTTTTGCTATTGATATTAAGTTTGCATTGTAAGAGATGAGAAAAACTAGCTGGCTGGATCAAAAAAGACAATTTCTATCGGACTATTTTGCTAAGAAAAATAACGGAATTATTAACATTTCTTTTGAGGAATTTTCTAAACCGAAAGAGAATAATATATTCAGCAAATATCATTCTTGGACAAATCTAATTGATGAGTCTAAAAACTTAAATCCAAGTTTTGTGTTGTCATCCTTAGACGTTCATCCGTCAGGTTTTAGGACCGATGATAAACAGGCACAATTGCTTCTTGACACTGCTTTTGAGAAAAAAGTGGATGAAATTTTTGAAGCATTGGATGAGAAGGATTTAGATAAATCTTTAGTTCAAGAAAGATTGTTAGATTATATTATTGCAAACAGATTATATAAAAAGAGGCTAGAAGAATTAATCAAAAAGCTTAAGAATTTGGACCCGTTTGAGTTGCAGAATTACAATTAATACCTCATACTAATTAAAGGAAGGGATAAAAAATATCTGATAGATTTCTTTCAGGTATTTTTTATTGTCAAAAAATATGGAAAAAATACTTCAAGAGAATAAAAATCGTTTCGTTTTATTCCCAATTGAACATCATGACATTTGGGATTATTACAAGAAAGCACAGCAGGTTTTCTGGACTGCGGAAGAAATTGATTTAGCGCAGGATCTCACTGACTGGGCAAAATTAAATGAAGGAGAACAGCATTTTGTAAAGCATGTTTTGGCTTTCTTTGCTGCATCTGATGGGATTGTAAATGAAAATTTAGCAGAAAATTTTGTTGCTGAAGTACAGTATACAGAAGCTAAATTTTTCTATGGTTTCCAGATTATGATGGAGAATATCCACTCCGAGACATACTCCCTTCTTATTGACACATACATCAAAGACAAAGAAGAACAGAACCATCTTTTCAACGCAATCGACACAGTTCCAGCCGTTCAAAAGAAAGCAGAATGGGCACTTAAGTGGATCGGTTCTGAATCATTTGTAGAGCGTCTTATTGCTTTTGCTGCTGTTGAGGGAATTTTCTTCTCTGGCTCTTTCTGTAGTATCTTCTGGCTCAAGAAGCGTGGATTGATGCCAGGTCTTTCCTTCTCGAATGAATTAATTTCTCGTGATGAAGGATTGCATACAGACTTTGCAGTTCATCTCTATAAAAACCACATTGAGAACAAACTTTCTCGTGAGCGTATTCTTGAAATTATTGATTCAGCTCTAACTATCGAAAAAGAATTTATCACTGAGGCATTACCTGTTTCATTGATTGGTATGAATTCTGAATTAATGAAGCAATATTTAGAGTATGTTTCTGACCGCCTATTGATGGATTTGGGCGTAGGAAAAGTCTATAATACAGAGAACCCTTTTGACTTTATGGCTAATATTGCTTTACAGAACAAGACCAACTTCTTTGAAAAGCGTGTTGCTGACTATGTAAAGAGTGGTGTTGGTGAAGTTCAAGAACAAATTTCATTCGATGAGGACTTTTAGTTATGGATATTATTAAGAGAAATGGTAATGCAGAGCCATTAAAGTTAGAAAAGATTTCCTCACGTATCAAGAAGCTTACATATGGCTTGAACGAACGTGTAGACCCAGACATTGTAAGCACTAAAGTTGTTTCTGGTCTTTATGATGGGGTTTCTAGTACTGAATTGGATCAATTAAGTGCTGAAACTGCTGCGTCAATGGTCACAGTGCATCCTGACTTCGGAAAACTTGCTGCTCGTATTGCAATTACAGCTCTATACAAAAATGTTGAAAAAGATTTTTCAGTAGTAGCCAAAAAGCTTTACGAATATATCAATCCAAAAACTGGTGGTAAAGCTGGAATGATCTCTGATGAAGTTTATGCTGTCATCCAGAAGTATTCCAATGAACTTGACGCTATGATTGTCCACGATCGAGATTTCAATTTTGATTATTTCGGTTTTATGACATTGCGCAAGTCATATCTTCTGAAGATTGACAATGAAGCAGCAGAAACACCTCAGCATCTTTATATGCGTGTTGCTGTTGGAATCTGGCGTGATAATTTGGAAATGGTTCAAAAGACTTACGATATGCTTTCTCAAGGTCTTTTTACCCACGCTACTCCAACTCTTTTCAATGCATCAACAAATCGCCCACAATTATCATCTTGTTTCTTGCTTGATATTGACGATGACAGTATTCCAGGCATTTACAAGACACTTTCAGATTGTGCATTGATTTCTCAATCTGCTGGTGGAATTGGCATCAACATTCACAAGATTCGTGCAAAAGGAAGTTATATCAAGGGCACTAACGGATATTCTAATGGAATTATCCCAATGCTTAAGGTTTTTAATGAAACTGCCAGATACGTTGATCAAGGTGGTGGTAAGCGTAAGGGCTCTATTGCTGTTTATCTTGAGCCTTGGCATGGTGATATCTTTGAATTTCTTGAACTCCGCAAGAATCAAGGCAAAGAAGAATTACGTGCCAGAGATTTATTCTTGGCTCTTTGGATTCCTGACTTATTTATGCAACGTGTCGAAGCTGATGGCAATTGGTCATTATTCTCTCCTGATCAAGTTCCAGGATTGATTGATGCCTATGATTCTCCAGACAAAAAAGCCTTTACAGAACTTTTTGAGAAGTATGAAGCAGAAGGCAAAGCACTTAAGACTATCAAAGCTCGAGAGTTATGGGAGAAAGTTCTTGATTCACAAGTTGAAACTGGCACTCCTTACATGCTTTACAAAGATGCTTGTAATTATAAGAGCAATCAAAAGAATCTTGGAACCATCAAGTCTTCAAACCTCTGCACTGAAATTATTGAATATACAGATAAGAATGAGACTGCTGTATGTAATCTTGCATCTATCGCATTACCTAAATATGTTCTTATTCCATCTGGTAAAGTTCGTGAGAAAGATAAGAAATTACGTAAATATGACTTTAAATTCTTATATGAAGTTGTTTATCAAGCAACAGTCAATTTGAATCAAGTTATTGATGTAAATTACTATCCAACACCTGAAACACAAGCATCAAACCTTAAGCATCGCCCTATCGGTTTAGGTGTTCAAGGACTAGCGGATACTTTTGTTATGATGGGTCTTCCGTTTGAATCAGATGAAGCACGTAGATTAAACAAGGATATCTTTGAAACAATTTACTTTGCTGCTCTTACTGCATCTAAGGATTTGGCAAAGAAATATGGCTCCTATGCGTCTTTTGAAGGATCTCCAGCATCTCAAGGCTCACTACAATATGACTTATGGGGACTTACTGAGAATGATCTTTCCGGTATGTGGGATTTTGCAGCACTCAAAGAAGAAATCAAGCAATTTGGTTTGAGAAATTCACTTCTTGTTGCTCCAATGCCAACTGCTTCAACTGCACAGATTCTTGGAAATAATGAGTGTTTTGAGCCTTTTACTACCAATCTCTATAAGCGTAATACTTTGAGTGGTGAATATGCTGTTATTAACAAGCATTTAGTAGAAGATCTTGTTAATCTTGGTATCTGGAACGACAATGTTAGACTGAAATTGTTTAATGAGAATGGTTCAGTTCAAAACATTCCTGAAATTCCTACTGATATCAAAGAAGTTTACAAGACAGTTTGGGAGATGAAAGGTAAGTCTATTCTTGAAATGGCTCGTGATCGTTCATATTTTATCGATCAATCACAATCATTGAATATGTTTATGGCTGAACCTACTGCAAGCAAATTATCTTCTGCTCATATGTATGGTTGGAAATTAGGTTTAAAGACAGGTATGTATTATTTACGTGTCAAGCCTAAAGCACAAGCACTAAAGGGTCTTGGAATTGATCTTTCTACTGCATCAATCCAAGAGGTAGAAAAACCTAAAGAAGTGGAGCAAATGAGAGAATTTAATTCTGAAGAATTTGCTGCAAAGGTTTGTTCGTTGAGCGATCCGGACTGCGAGAGTTGTGGCGCTTAAGCTAAAAAGAGGGGAGAAATCCCCTCTTTTTTTATTTCGGTTTATAATACATAGTTCTGGAAAATGTATCTGTCAAATCATAATCTTTTCTTCTTCCAGCATTATCTACAAATTCATTTCGCTCATAAAATCTTTGTAGCGCACCCTTTTTACCTTTTTCAGGTTCAGGATTAAGAACAATAGGTTTATTTACTCTTTGGCTATATTCCTTGAGAGCAGTAATAATTTCTGTTCCAATACCCTGGTTTCTCAAATCTTTAGGAACTTCAATTTTGTCCAATTTGATTTTATTATCAAATTCTGTAATTCTCAAAGTAATTCCAGGGTACTTATTCTCGTAAAAACTGATGAAGTTTTGAATAAAGTCTTGTTCTTGTGCTAGTCTGTACCACACTATGATAATCCCCAAATTCGATTCATAGTTTCTTTGTATCTTGTTTTATCTTTTGGACTTAAGAAATTAGCAGCCACACCTCTTTTTGCCATTGTATTAAGCCATTCTTGTTTTGCATCTTCGTTTCTTATGGAACTGTAAAGATCATTTATTGCTTTGGTAATTTCAAGTGTTATCCTATTTGCCAATATTGCTTCAGCTTCAGAAACTCTTGGGTATCCTTCTTTTGCAAACTTACTGGATAAAATTGGATCGTTGAAAGATTTTTCCATCAGTTGAACTTTGTCCCAAGCAGATTGGATTATTTTTTCGAGCAAAGGTGATAGGGAGTCTATTTTTCTATGAAATTCTTGCAATATCCCACTGTCAATAAATGTAGATAAAGTATTAGCAGTGTTTTTTATAATAGAAATAGTAGCAGGGAATTCTTTTATGCTTTCAAACACTTCATAAGCATCGGTGGTTTCATTATCAAATCGTCCATCAACTTCCTCATCAGTAAATGGTGGTTCAATTCTTTCATCACCTTCAACTTTGATTGTTCCAGAATCAGATTGCCAAGATTCTCCAGAGTTCATCTTATCTAAAATATTTTGCACTTGTTCTTCTGTAAGGGCATCTTCGTGAGTTTCAATTGCTTGATCACGTTCTTCAGGAAATTGCTCATTTAACTCTTTGAGATCTAATGCTTTTCTGTACCACATATCTTTACTTTTACTTAAAAATCGGGTAAAATCCTTGTATGGCAAAATCAGTAGTTAGAGAAGTAAAAATTTTAGATGCAGTATTGAAAGAAGATGAAGGCACTGAAGATGAGCCTACAATTGTTCAATTTATTTGGCTTCAACTTCAAGATGTTAAGTCTGAAAGAGTATATACTGCTGTGTTATCATTGGAAGATATCAGAGAATTGACAAAAATGGATCGATTTTTAGAAGGTAGAGAATTAGTTAATTTCACTATTGCTCTCAAGAATCGTGAGCATCCATTGTCTCTTATATTTAATCCAGATGCCGAAGAAATTACTGCAGATATGATTAAGAATGAGGAAGGTATTTAATATGGCAGCATCAGGAAGTGGTCAGGTTTCAGTATCTGGTCCAAAAGCAACAGTTGAGATTAAAGCTTTTCGTGAGGATGCAATTATTCCAAAGAAGGCTACAGAAAGTGCAGCAGGATATGATCTTTGTGCTTGGCTAAAAGATTCTTATGATGAACAAACTTTGATTGCACCACATTCAACTTTAATTGTTCCCACTGGTCTTAATGTAAATATTCCAAATGGTTACGAAATTCAAATTCGTCCTCGTTCTGGTTTGGCTGCTAAGTTTGGTGTAACTGTCCTCAACACTCCAGGCACTATTGATAGTGATTATTGTGGTGATGGCGAAGATTTTGAACTCAAGGTAATACTTATCAATCACAATAAGATCCCATTTTCTATCAAGCATGGTGATCGAATTGCTCAAATGGTTGTAGCAAAGTTGGCTGAGCATGAACTTGTTGAAGTTGAAGAATTTGGTAATACTGATAAAACCTCTCGTAAGGGCGGTTTGGGTAGTACAGGCAAGTGATTTATTCAGAATTTAAGAAATTTGTAAATCTAATTGGTCATGATATTACAATTTCAGGATATGGAACTTTACCAAAAGCTGAAAACCCTTGCTTTGTAGAAACCAAGCAAAGAATCATTGGTAAAGTTGCTGGTATTCCAATTGCAGAAACGCATTTTGAAAAGATTGTAAATTTACCTGATCCTGAAGATGGTGTTTATTACATTGTTAGCAGAGTGTCTATGGAGTTTATCCCATTTGACCGTGAGGATGTTTTCTGCGTTGATACAGGTCCTTCTGCCATTAGAGAGAATGGTCAAGTTGTAGCAGTAACACAATTATCATTATGAGTGATCCAGAATTTATAGAATCCATTGAATGCAAAGAAATTGCAGAAAAACTTGTTTCTAAATATTATCCATTTATTGGATATGTAAATTTAGATCTAGTTCATTTTGTAGAGATGGATGGATATAAAGGAAAGAATGCCCAGCCATACATTATGTCTGGGCTTACTCAGTCTTGGGCTAGGGGAATTTTACAATCCCTTGGTAATGGAAAAGTTTATTGTCTTGGTGTGTGGTCAGACTTGTGGGAAGAATTAGAACAATCTAAAAAGGAATGGATAATTTTCAGATGTCTTTATTCAATAAGTCCTTCACAAGATGGTAAAATTCGTTCATTCGATGTTCAGGATTTTGGCTTTATTACAGAATATTTTGTTAGAGCCGGATATGGACCTTACTGGATATTGAAAGATGGATTGCCTTCTTTATTAGATGGTACTCATGCCTTACCTCTCATATTGCCGATGGAAGATGATGATTAGTCAAAGCTATTACAATAAATATCGCCCTAAAACATTCAAAGATATCAAGGGCAGTAAATCAGCAGAAATTCTTGAAATTCAAATTAAGAATAATAGGACTACTCATGCCTATATTTTTGCTGGACCTCCTGGCACTGGTAAGACAACTCTTGCTCGTGTTGCTTCTGCTCATCTTCTTTGTAATGATGAACAAGAAGACTTGAAAGATATGGTCTTGAATGATGAGCATCCAGATGTTTATGAAATTAATTGTGCTGTAAACAATGGTGTTGATCATATTCGAGAAAATGTTGTTCAATTGTCTCGTCTTGCTCCAACATTAGGCAAATACAAGATTTTCATTCTTGATGAAGCCCAAATGCTTACCACTCAAGCGCAAACATCTCTTATTAAGCTCACAGAAGAACCACCAGCATATGTAAAGTTTTTCTTTTGCACTACAGATCCTCATAAAATTCTTCGTGCTATCCATACTCGTTGCCAGACATTTATGATGAAGAAGCTAACTAAACAAAATTTAGTTGAACTGCTTGCTGATGTTTGCGAAAAAGAAAATCTTACATATGAAGATGAGGCATTAGAGCTTATTGCTACTGATGCTGAAGGTAGTGCTAGAACTGCTTTATCTATTCTTGAGCAAGCTTCATACAAGGATATATCTGAAGAAAACATCAGAGAATTGCTTGATAGATCGCCAAAACAGCTTGCAATTGATCTTTCATATACAATTATTAATGAAGATTTTGCTAATGCGTTTAGATTAATTCAATCAGCCAACGCAGAGGGAAGAAATTTAGGTAATTTATTAGCAGAAACTTCAAATATTTTCATTACAGCCTTCAGATATGTTGTTATTAAAACAAAAAAGGTTGAAAGAGATGAAGATATAGAAAATATAGCCAAGTCTGTTGATACTTTGTTGCTTATAGATATCGCAGAACAATTGTATAACATTTCAAAAGACATAAGGCAAACTGTTTCCGAGGACATTGTTGCAACTACTGGTGTTCTCAAAATTATAGAAAGGTACGCAAATAGGGATAAAGCGTAAAAAGAAGTTTTGTAATGAATTGTGCCTTCGGGAGTTTTGATGGCAACCGAAGATTTTAGAATAGTAAGATTAGTAAATAGAGCAAAAGCAGGAAATGAAGCAGCCTTTAAAAAGTTGCTTAAGATGGTAGAACCGGATCTCAAGAAAATTGCACCTCACTTCTTTATAGTCGGCGGAGATAAAGAAGATGTAATGCAAGAATTGAGATTAGGTGTATTTAAAGCAGTAAATTCCTATGATTGCACCAAAGACACAACATTCAAGAACTTTTGCGTAAATTTAGTTTGTAAAAGACATCTTGCCACAGCCATAGCATCTGCGAAAAGAATGAAGAATTCAGCGTTGAATGATTCTATTTCGTTAGATGCTCCTTTTATTTTAAATGATGATGGCAATTTTCATTCTTTAGGAGACTACATTCCTGATAAGAAAAATCCTTATGATGAATCTCCAGAAGTAAATTTGGTAGAAGATCTTATTGTCAGAGAAGAACTAGAGTTGAACTCTGAAATGTTGATGGATAAACTCACACCATTAGAAGCAGATATATTTGTAGAGTATGGTCATAATTCATCATATAAAGAAATTTCACAAACCTTAAATGTTCCAGCAAAATGTGTTGATAATGCACTTACAAGAATTAGAAAAAAAGCATCTGAAGTTTATGTCCAATTCAAAGATGATGAGAAAAAGGATGCAACTCATAAAGTGCCAAAAAGTAAGTTATGATAAACTTTCTTCGAACAGCATCTATTTTGGACAATTTAGGTTGCTTCAAACTTGCTGATAAATTTACCAAAATAGCAATTGACGCTTCTGATTTAGATTTTGATCAGGTATATAAAAATCCTGAAACATTTTCTGATTTTGCCTTAACTAGAGCAAGAAAAGAAGGCAAAGATCCTATCGAAGTTTTAGGTGATGATAAATTTGTTTTCGATCCATCAAAAGATCCTGTCGAACAAATTGCTGACAAACATAAAGGCACAAGAAAACATTTTGAGCTTTATCCACAAATTTTATTATTTCCTGAAAATGGTGTTTGGAAATTTTTCTTTATGGATCCTTTGTCATTTAAGGCATTATCAGCAGGATCTGATAAAGAGGGTAAACTAATTACAGATCAACTGTCTATTCCTGGTTTAGAAGAATTATATAGTGATGAAGAAGATGCAGAAGAAATTCATCACGAGGTTGTTTTCACCACTAATTTACCATTAGAAGATTACAGCAAAGACGAAGCTATTAGTAGAATAAGACAAAAATTCCCTGATGCCCACATTGATTTTCAAATGAATGGTGTGGATGATAGAGAATTTTTTGATGAAGAAAAAGATATAGAATTATAACTTGCCAACATTTCATCATTGAAGTAGAATGAGCACATGGAAACTTCAATTGTTGATGTAGTTATCGGCATGCAATATGGCGATGAAGGCAAGGGAAAAATAGCCAATCAAATGGCTCAGTTTAGTGATTATGATTATGTATTACGCTTTAATGGTGGCGGAAATGCTGGTCATACAATTTACCTCAATGGAGAGAAAATTGTTACACATCTTGTTCCTTGCGGCATTCTGCATGGTGTGCCTAGTATCATCGGTAATGGCTGTGTTATCAATACGCAAAAATTATTTGACGAACTTAAGTATCTTGAAGGATTTGGATTTGACACATCGCTTCTAAAGATTGCAGAAAACGCCCATATAATTACCCAAGAGCATATTGAAGAAGATTCCAAAGATACAACTATTGGAACAACTCGCACTGGTAACGGTCCTTGTTATAGAGACAAAGTGGCCCGTACAGGAATTCGTGCCAAAGATGTACCTGAATTAGCACCTTATCTTGTCAATATGCACGATCTAATTCATTCAGAACCGAAGAAGTTTTTAGCTGAAGGAGCTCAAGGATATTGGCTTGATGTTGACTTTGGTGATTATCCTTATGTCACTTCATCAAACACTGGAGTAGGAGCAGTATTAAATAATGGTTTCAATTTTAAGCAAGTACGGGATGTTGTCGGGGTTATCAAATGTTATTCTACCTATGTTGGAGCTAAAGGATACCAAAAAGATGATGATCGATTTGAGCAACTCAGAGAAATTGGTCAAGAGTATGGAGCCACAACAGGAAGACCAAGACAAATCGACTGGCTAAACATCCAAGAAGTAATCATTGCTTGTCAAATGAATGGTGTCACTAAACTAATCATTAACAAAATGGATGTTCTGCGACAAGTTGTTAGTGCTTGGAATTATTATGAGAATGGAATGTTGATTTCTTGTGCTGATGAGGATACATTTGTTTCTAACATTTTGAAAGAAATAAAGATCTATCTTCCTAACACTAAAGTAGAATTTCAGGGACAACTACATTGAAATTTAAGTTGAATAAGGCAGAACATCTCGTATGTTTTGCCTTACTTAATAAAATTGAGAAATCTAAACTGTCGATGCGTGAAAACAAAACATCATCGAGTAGTCTTATTTTTCATTCATCTGATGGCAAACTATATGTGCAATCAGAGAACAATTTTTGCTGCTCTAAATTTTTACTTAAGAATGTTGAACCCACTGAAGATGGCACTTTTGGATTAGACATTTCTTCTTTCTATAATGCTGTAAATAATTTTCCAACAGAAGAGATTCAATTTATTTATAATGTGGAAGATAATTTGCTCATCTTTGGTAATAAAAAAACCAGAGTGTCTTTGGCTACTGCTCCTGTAGATAATTTCACAGTAGATTTTTCTAGCAATTTAGATCCACTAGATATAACTGTTGATGATTTTGTCCACAGTATTAAGATGACTTCGTTTTCTTGTGCTCCTGATTTTGACGAACATCCTTACACTTCTATTCTTTGGTTTATTGAAGATGGAAAAATTAATACTCAATCATCAGACAAACATAGGATTAGTGTATTTGGCAAGAAGTATGAATTACAACCATCTTATTTAATTTCAAAGAACATTTCTGATATTGTTTTATATTATGTTGAAAAAATATCAGGAGTAGTATTTTCATTACATAATAGTAAGCTTTATCTCACTTGGAATGATGGAGAATTGTTTTGCAACCTTGAGAAGAATACTTTTGAAAAAATATTCTCAAACTTCAATCAATTCTTCAGTGATAGTTTCTTCTTGTCTCTTGAGTTAGAAAAAGATGCATTAGTCAAGTCAGTAAAGTTTGTTTCTAGCATTGCAAATTCCCATATGATAAGCTTGAATCTAGATATCAATAAGCTTGTCATTTCAGGAAATAGCAATGAAAAAAATGCAGTAGTAGATTCGATTGACATAGAAAATTATGAACTATTTTCAGTGTCATATGTATCTGCTCATTTGATCAGAGCTTTGGATTTGCTTGACAATAGAAAAATAAAGCTAAACTTTATCAGGCATAACGATTTTATTTTATTGATGTTAGAAGCTGAAAACTTTAAGCATTTACTGTTCCCTATGGATTAATATGTTTCCAAGAATTTATTACGGATCAACAACATTAGCATTGAACAAGATCAAGGAAGAATTCCCTGGTCTTATTCTTTGTATCGACAATAATGTTGAAAAGATTATCAATGGTTATTCTAAATTCTTTGATAATAATAACATTTATATTCATACAAATATTTCTAATGAAGACATAAAGCTGATTCAAGAAAAGAGTGAAAAACTAGGAATTAAACATATCGCCTTGTATGAGGATGATAGTTTTGATGGCAGATTGTCTCTTATTGCTAAAGCTAAAAAGAATAATTTGATTTTTGATTGTAGTTATCCTTTGGCTGGTGATTCCAATTCTTTAAAGCGTCATATCAATAATTTTGTTATGAAAAATAATGCGAATATAAATGGCGAGACTTTGAATCATCTTGTTGAGATCTGTCCTATTTTACGCATCAAATCAAAACAATCTGGTAGCAAAAAAGAAATCTTATGCTACGACATTGATATCCTATTTAAAGAATTAGAAAAGATCATATCATACACAGATAAAATCTTTTTGCGTGATATATCTAATGCTTCTTTTAATGAAGAATGCGACATATTCGAATTTATCGACAAACTGATGAATAAAGATCTTGATTATTGTTTGACAAAGATAGATCTTCTTATTGATTCTATGGGTGAGCAAGGATTTTTATTAGTTCTGTTAAGTCAATTAAACTTTATGCTTGTCATTTCAGAGACTAGCAAGACATATCATCCATTGACAGAAGTGCAAGAAATAGTTGAATTACGGGATCTTTTAGGCAAGTATTTAGATGATGAATACAAAGAGACTACATATACTATTAAAACTCAAAATCCAATAAGAATTCGTATCCAATTAAGTAAAGAGAATTTATATAGTCCAGCCCAATTTTCTAAAATGATTACAATGGTGGTTGATTCTATAATTGATTTACGTACAAATGGTTCTGTGAATCATTCAGTTCCTATACTGATTTCAAAACTGGCAACTGTATAATTTTTATATGGCCGAGAATAATTATGATGAAATAAATAAGCTTTTATATAAATACAAAGCTGGAGATGATACTGCGCTTTTTGATTTATATGAATTTTATAAACCCCTTTTCATTTCATCTGTTAAAAGAATTATTCAAAAAGAATCTCGACTGTCATCACATAGAGAAGATATCTTAAGCGACTGTATTTTTGTTCTTAAAAAATTAATAGAACAATACGACCCAAAATTATCTTATTTTTCTTATTTTCTATCCACAAGAGTTGATATAAATTTATTTAGATACACCACTGATAAATATTTTCCAAAAGAAGAAATTTCAGATGATGATTATTTTCCTGAAGAGTTTGATGATCCATTCAACAAGATTGACAATGTTATTTGTATCCATCAAGCCATGGATCAATTGAATGAAAAAAGCAGAGAAGTAATCCAAGTTTATTTCTTTGATGGATTAGATCAAAAAGAATGTGCAGAAACTTTAGGAATTACTCAAGGGGCTTTTTCAAAAAGATTATCAAAAGCCCTTGAACAAATGAAATTAATTCTTGGAGAAGATTTTTTGTTTGATTGATACTCGATGATTGAATACACTTGCGGTCTTGTCTTCATCGTTCTCAATTGAAAGATCAACTTGTTGTTCATCTTGTTCAGCATCATCAAATCCTGGGAAATTGCCTGGTGGTCTTCCTGGACCTTTATATCTAGGAATAACAACATCAATTTTTCTACCACTTGGAATTGGTTCTGTTTGTTGAATTTGAAATCTAGAATGTTGTCTAATATCTTGAGCTGTTGGAGGATCTTGTGTCTTTTTAGCTTGTTCTCTTAATTGCTCGTTTTCTTTTCTTCTATCTTCGCCTTCTGGATTAACAATATCTGTAGTGAGTAATCCATTGGCTACAGCTTCTGCAATCTTTGAATAATAATCAGACATATAGCCTTCAACTACAGCTTCAGATACATCCTTGACATCAAATATTAACATTCTTCCAGATTCTACCAATTGAGTTTCTACATCTTTTAGTTCTTGTTCAAGATGTGTTCTTTCTGGGGAATAAATAGGGGTAGATTGTATTTGTTGGGCTAATTGATTTTTCTTACTAATCAAGCCTCTTCTGAAATCTCTCCTGCCTTGAATTTGAAATGTTTCGTGAAAAATCATCTCAAGTTTGTTTCTTTGGCGCTGTAATTTTTTATTAATTGCTTCAAGTGGGTCTGATAATTTTATGGTTTGACCAGAATCAGTAGTGAAAGTTCCAAATCTTCCAGCTTCCATATCTGCAAGCAATCTTGTAGCATTAGTTCCACCTGACATTAAGTGAACCATTTCATCTTGAATATCTAAAATCCATTGTTCTTTCGCAGCTTCATAGATTTTTCTATCAGACATTAAGTTGCCAATATGAGCATCAAATATTTTAGAAAGATAAGGAATGTCTCCGTGAATTCTTGCATATAGCTCTGATGGATTTGAAATATATGCTTCTTCTGGTGTTAGTTCAGGATTTAATGCAATAGAATCTTGCATTGTGATATCACCAGATTGTAAATATTGTAATGCGTGAGCAACTTCGTGTCTTCTAGTAGCTTCAACATAATTTTGATCATTCATACCGATATTTTCTGCTAATGCTTGATGATAAGCAAGTTGATTCCATATATCAGTTTTAATCAAAATTGCCGGTACTGGGCCTCTATCTTTTGTTGGAAACCTTGGGACAAATAATCCGCCCCATTTTTCATCAAGCAAATCTACAGGACCAATTTTCATTTTTGGGGCATTGTTTTCTGCTAAAAAACTTTTTAAGCTGTAAGTACTAAATTCTATGATGACCATCTGATTGGCATATGTTTCAATATCTTCTTCACTGACACCAGCAAAAGGAGCTTCTTGCTTCATACGATCTTCATAAGATTGATAAACTTTTCCAAAAATTTCGTCAGATTTGTTTTTTTGTCTCAATTCACTTTCAGACAAACCTTCTTGAATTGGTTGATTTTTGGGACCTTTTCCATATGCAAAATTGTAAGAAGTATCTGATGCTTTGGTGATTGAAATTACACCTTTTTGAGCAGCTTTTTCTAACAAAGCTAAGCCATCAGATTGAATTCTTGCTTTTGCTGCAGTTCCACGAGCAATAATTTGTTTTTTAATCTCATCTCCCAAACTATTTAAAAGATTGATATCAAATTTTTCAAAATCTTCTGGGTTTTTTTCCAAATACCTGATAATCACTTCAGGTTTTGCAATTCCTTTTATGATGTACATAGGTTGACAATTATCACCTAATGAATCTACATAATCAGTAAATGTTTTGCTTCTCTTAAGTTTTCCAACAAGTAGAGGATTTGAGTTAAGTTCATATTCACCAATTACGTTATATAATCTTTTAGCCAAAGGAGATGTGAATTCATCATACTGGGAATATTGTTCTAAATTAGTAAGTGTGTCAATTAAAGACTCTGTAGGTAAGCCCATAACCATGTTAACAACATCTTTTTGTTCTATATCAGATTGATTTAATATCTGAATGATCATATGTAAAATTTGAGGTGGATCAATTCCTGAAAAAAGAAAACTTTTCAATAGGGGCAGATAATTCTTTATTTCACCACTCCAAATTGTTTCTATAGCAGCTTCGTAGCTTTCAAACTTTTCTAATTCAGGTTTCTGTTGTTTTAATTGATCTATCAACATATCTCTTTGTTCAGAATCAGGTATTCCCAATAATGCTTTGTCATCACCACGCATCATAAAAAGGGCTAGAGAATCACTTATTTCGGTGCCTTTTCTAACTAATAAATTAAGTGTCGTAAATCCTATGCCTAAAGTAGAATTGACATAAGATTTTGCTTTTTCAGCATCAGGAATTTCGTTTCCTAATTTGTTGCCTTTTTGACCTTGAGATTTTGCGAAACTATTTAATTTCCCCAAAAAATCAAGAACTTTCATCATATCTGTGTTGGCAGAACTTCCTTGCTTTTTCATTTCAGTATCAATAAATTTTGATAATCCATTAGCAAAATTAATTATGTCAGCCATTACAACATGATCATCTTTAGCTTTTTCAAAATATTTATCAAGTATAGAATCGTTATTTTTGCCTTTTTCTATTTCAGCTAAGAACTTTAACATAGCAGTCATAGTAGGCATCTGAGTTGAGCTATAAAATGAAAAATCTTTAAATGTTCTAGAAAAAGAGCCACTCCAAACAACTTCTTTAGTTGAAAGGACATCCCAGGCAGTTGCAGATTCGATAATTCTTGAGTACCACATATTTAGTTTATTTTACAATTGCAATAATTTAACCTTTGGAATATATTTTTGAAATTCTCGTATTATACTAATATGTTCCACAAAAACCTCTAAGACATTACAAGTGCGTCTAGAGGTTTTCTTATTTAAGTCCTTTTGTTGGTGGGGATCAAAAATCTAAGGGAGATTAGAGAAGTGTCTGAAAATAATCCAAATGACATGATTTACAACTGGCGCAATGAATTACGTTCACATAATGATGGTGTAATTGTTGTCGCAAATAGTCAAGCTCAAAAATATAAAAATCAAGGTTTCGATAAATCCGAAGTTGTAGAATTACTCGCAGCTGATAATTTTGATTTAGACGTTGCCAATAGAGTTGCTTCTAAGTTGTTTGATTCTGCTGAAGAAGTTGAACAAAACACTGCTATTGAAGTTGCTGTCGTTCCAACAAGATATTCTGATTGCGCTCCTGTAATTGAAAGATCTTTAACAAAATTATCTGCTAAAGAATTTGTAAAAAGACTTTGCACTGGTCCTCATTCTATTGTTAAAACAGATGAAAAGGGCATGGGCTACTGGTTAAGACTTACAGAGGCTGCTAAAGAAAGTAGAACTGGTAGAGGAAATCTTCATGCATCTTTAAAGCCATATATTGAAGAAACTCTTTTGAATAATGTTCTTTTAGCACAATCTCAAGAAGCACAAATCAAAACTGCTTCAAAAACTAAATTTGTTGTATCTATGAAGAAGGGATCTGCTGAAGTTGATTTATCAAATGCAACTTCATCAAGCGACAAATTTATTGGCGGAAATTACGTTGATTTTGGACTTGCTGATGAATATATGGTAAAAGCTGCTGATACAGTTTCTCCATATCAAAGATTGAAAAGAGCCCTCAAAGACTAATTTACCCTCAAAACTATTGAACAAGCCGCTTTTATGCGGCTTGTTTGTTTTGTATAACTAAAGAAATGGAATCAAAAAAAGAAACTGTAGATGCACTAATTGTTCCCGATGAAGGGCCAAAAAAACCATCTAAAATGTTCAGGGATTTGAAAGAAGGCGACAAACCTTTAATGCCTCTTCCTCCTGACAATATGAGTGATATATCTTATCCTCAATTTTTGGAACCACGATGCGCAATTTGTACTTCACCTTTTAGAGATTTGGTAGAACACGTATATCTTGATTCTGGTCGTAAAAATCAATCAGTTATCAGATTCTTCCAACAGTATTTTGATGCACAAATGAACTGGATGCAGATTAATACTCACATGGAACAACATTGTGATTTCAAAAAAATCTCAACTTCAGGTCTTAAGAATTACGAACAGCGTGAAGAATTAATTGCTCCTTGGATTTTCCGTGAACATCATCTTGCTCTCACTGCATTACTTGTAGAACTTGATGATGTTAGAGGTATTGACTGCTCTAAAAACAATGATATGAAACTCAAAAGAGCAGCAATGGTAGAAAAGTTAATTTCCAAAATTTTACATCTCAAAGAAGTAAGAGACAATCAAGGAATTTACAATATAAACATTTTCGAAATCTTGGCTAAATTGCATGAAAAGATGGATTCTGAAAATGATAAGAGAATTATTAGAGAAGAAATTGTTGCCTTGAGAGAAAAGATTCAACAAGATAATTAATGAGAAAACCAACACAAGTTCCTAAGTCTCCAACAGAATTAAGAAATCAATTACTTCAACAAGCAAATTCTGTTACTGCATTATTCAAAGATACTGAATATGCAGATGATTTTGTTGATGAGATTGCTCCTGCCACAAGATCAGAAGTTGCTCCTCCTATTAAACCTTCAAAAGATAGATTTAACCCTGATCAAATCGTAGATATCATTACATTTATTGAACATCCATATTTTTGTAATTTAAAGCCTTATCCCTGGCAAAAACTTATCTTGAAATGTTTTTATATGGGGCAAGAAGGCAATACAAATCTTGTTATAGATGAATCTGACAATCAAGAAGACTGCAAAGGTTGTGTCTGGCATTATATTCAGAAAAATGAAAATGAGTTTTTAAAAGCTAGATCAGAAGGTAGGCAATTTAAAACTATTTTTAATGTAGTCAATTCTCCTTGTCTCCAATGCAAACGTCTTGATAATAATGTCAGAGAAGAGAGATATAAATTAGCAAAAGATGAAGCTACGAACCCTGATGCTGAAAGACAAGTGGAGCTACTAGAAGCAAGACCAATTATTGATGCATTTCAAAGTGAATCAGATTTACTTTATTCAGAAGAATTTGACCCAAAACTTAGATTGCAAGTTAAAGAAAAATGCACTAAAAGATATAAATTTGAAGAATTAGTTTTAGTTCTTGGCAGACGTTCTGGAAAATCGTTCCTTGTATCTGCCATGGCTCTTTATGAGCTTTATAGATTAATTTCTATGGGTCATCCTCAAGCAAGATATGGGTTGATGGAATTCGATGAAATTGTTCTTCTCAATGTTGCTCGTAATGAAGAACAAGCTAAAAAAGCAATCTTCTCAAAAATCAAGCAAACTGTTTTAGCATCTCCTTTCTTTGCTCCTTATATTGGCAAAGATACTGAGCTAGAAATGAGATTCTATACTGAACATGACCGAGAAGAGAATGTAAGAAGAAAAGAGCAAAATATCAATCTTTTTGCGGGTTCTTTGGTGCTTAGATGTGGTTCTAGTAATGCTTCAGGTCTTGTCGGTTTAACTTGTTGGTCGATCATTATGGACGAAGTTGCTGCTATGGCTGGAGATAATCCTGAATCTGGTGTTGACTACGCTCTTTATGATGATCTAAAACCATCTCTTGCTACATTTGGCAAAGATGGAAAAATGATGCTTCTTTCAAACCCAAAAGGCCCTCTTGGTTTGCTTTATGATTTGCATGAAAATAGACAAGAAGATCCTACCACTCTTGTGATGAGACTTCCAACATGGCTTACAAATCCAAACATTGACAAAGAATGGCTAGATAGTCAAAAGAAAAAAGATCCTCAAGAATTTCAAATGCAATATGGGGCAGAATTTGGAGCTTCTTCATCTGACCCAATGTTTAACTCAGAAGATGTTGACAGAATGTTCTCCTCGATGTCCATGGTTAGAAGAAAAGAACAAGCAGAAGGACATTTTGAATATTTTTGCCACTTAGACCCAGCTCGTACTTCTGACTATTATGCTCTTGTCGTTGCTCATACAGAAAATATGTATGGTCAAATTGGACCAGATTTTCAACCTTTGAAAAGAGTTGTAATTGACCATATTCATTTCTGGAACCCTAGAACTAAAAATCAACCAGTGAAAGAAAAAGATGTTGAAGATTATGTAATTGATTTACATAGAAAATTTAAATTTAAACAAGTTAGTATTGATCAATGGAATTCACAATCTTCAATTATAACTTTGCAATCAAGAAGAATCCCAATTGTAGAGCGTCAATTCAATAAAGAATATAAAGAAAAAATTTACACAGAACTTTCTCAATTAGTAAGAGATGATCGCATTGATATCTATGATTTATCTGGTGGAGAATATCGAGATTCAGACAATAGATTGATTTCATTAAATGAAATTCAAGAAGCAAAAATTCAATTTTTATTCTTGCAAAAAAAATGGAAGGGAAAAAGATATTACATAGAAGCATTATCTGGATATAAAGATGATATTTGTGATGCTGTAGCTGCTGTGGCTTACGAATGTCTTACTTCAAAAATTATGGTCAGATTACCAAGATCAAAAATGGTTAATTTGAATAGGCGATAAAGGTTATTTTTTTAAATACTAAGAACAAATCATTATGTCTAACAATATCAGAACAGCTCAATTTGGTGGTGTAGGCGGCGGGGGAAATGGTGCTCCTTTCCAACCTGGCGGTAGTCCCATAGGTCGTGGTGGGTCTAATAGGGGCGGTAACGAAATCAATTTGTATGTTGATGAAGATGCTGGATTTGATAAATTATTAAGAAGAACCCATATTGAACCTGATACTCGTGATGTAAATATTGAGTCCAGACTTACCCCTCAACACAAACATTATGAAGAATTAATTCCTTATGAATTAACTCCTGAAGAAAGAATGAGAGCAAAATTTAGAGCTCAACTTCACAATTACAAACAATCTTTAGAGAATGCTGCTAAAAGCTTAATGCAAAATAGTCCAGCATATATAAAAGAACATTATCACCCTAAAGCTGAACACATGATGACGATGGAAAAAGCTTTAGAAGATCGTCATAAATATAACAAAGATTATAAATATGACAGAACAGAATATAAAGATCCTGACAAACCTTCTAGATTACATTTCGCTATTAGTGACCGTGAAATTATTCGTATAGCTGAAGATTATGAAGTTGCAAGAAGAAATAGGATGACAAAAGAATATCCTGAAGATCGTAATGAATTTGATAAAGCACAATACACCCACCCATCATTAGGAAAGACTCCAGTACTTACGCATGGAGAAGATTTTGATAACTATTTGACAAGTTTGATGACTGTAAATACTCCAGATCACGATGGTTTTCAAGAATACGAATTGAAAGATACTCTTCTTTCCTATCCTGATCCAGATGGTAAAGCAAATGTTCATGCGCCAAAAGATATAGCGCCCCAATCACAGACAACTAAAGAAATAGATCCAAATATATCTACAGAACAGCAATTGCATCCTAAACAAAAAGACACATCATATTTAGACTATATTGATCCTACAAACAAAGAAGACAAAGGCACAGAAGAAGTTTACGATGGTTCAGCCTTTTATGGAATTAGTGGACATAGTTTTTAAAGGTATATCTAGGGATATTTTATAAGAACAAATTATGCAAGCAAATACAATTCAAACATTAATCAAGCTTTGTTCAAGATTAGATAAAACTGGACATTATTCTAAAGCTGATCTTTTATTTGAAAAAATTGCTCAATATTATCCTCAACAATCAGTAACCCAATCTCCTAATGTTTCTTTAGTTCCATATGATGAGATTGAGGAAGAAACCAAACAAAATGATTTCTGGCGACAAAAAATCAATCCAAGAAAAAGAGTTCCAGAATATCGTGATTTAGGTGGAGAAGCTGATGGTCAAAATATTGAGGGACAATTACATGGACCAGATAATGTTCCAGGCCCAGCTTATGTAGACCCAGGAAACCCAGCTTCTAGTCCCTCTATGGCTATTTCTAATGGTGAAGATTTAAATGATAAATTTTCCTGGGAAGAAACCTATGAGAAAAATGTTGATGAAGGAAATGCTTGGAAAAATAGATTACCAAACAGATAAGGAATAAAATTATGCCAATACCAATCAAACCAGTTCATTCTTTAGATTTACATGCAGAATTATTTGACGGACCATCAATGGAAGGTCTTGGACTTTCTGATATTCAAATTCAACTTCTTGGTGTTTCACAAGCTCCTAAGAAAATTGAAGCAGCTAAATTAAATGAAAAATATTTGGATATGCTCAAGTCAATTGATGCAAATACAGATGCTTTAGTTACTGCAGCTAGCTATGTTGCATTGCACAAAGACAGTAAAGTCTGTGGCGTTCCAACAGAAATTTCTGATAATGATCTTTTAGCTCTTAAAACTGCTGGATTATTAACAGGCTATGGTAGATCTGTAGAATTAACAGAGAAAGCAAAATTAGCTTTACGTGATCATTATTTGAGTACTGACAATGTGAACGAATTTAGAAAGCAAAGAACAAAGGATAGATTTGATCTTGAAGAAGCAAGAAGCGTTAAAGCATCTTCAAACAAATTTAAGAAAGTTGGTTCTTGACTCACTAATAAAGAATTCCGTGATGAATTCGATGTTAGGTTTGTAGCTGATACAGACAAATTACGTACTAAAGGCTTAATGAATGCTGAACCTTTAGATGATTATGAAGTAGCGTTTTTTACTTTTGATTATCCAGATTGTTATTCATTTTGGAATAAAAATGTTTCTTTTGCACTTTCTTTAGCTTTTTTAGATAAAAATTATAAGATTGTGGATATAAAAGATATGGAAGCAGATGATCCAAAATCTGTATCTCCAGATTCGAACAATGTTGTATTTGTTGTAGAAGCAAAGAAAGGATTGTTCAAAAAATTAGGTATTGGTGTTGGAGACAGATTGCTCTTGAAGGGCAAGAAAGTGATTTTAAGTAAAAAAACATAAATGGATGCATTAAAGGAATTTGAGCATTAAATTTAGAAATTTTCTTAATGTATTTTTTCTTGAGGAGAAAAATTAATTATGGCAGATAGAATTTTCCCAAACAGATTTCAAGAAGACCCTCTTGATTCTGACTTGGTTTTCCAAGGAATTGATTGGGACAACTTTAACCAAAGATTAGCTGAAGCAAAAGAGCCTAAAGAGAACAAAGGTCTCAAAGCTCTTATTGATGCTATTGGCGATGAAGAAGTAGACAGATTGCAAGGCGAAGATCATGAAGATCACGAAGCTGCAATGGACCACAAAGCTGGCTGGAGCAAAGAAGCTAAGAAAGGTCTTCCAGAAGGCTTGAAGAAGTGGATGGAAGAGAATGGCAAAGGCAAGAAAGCAGACTCTGATGATGAAGATTCAGACAAGTGCCCAGATTGCGATTGCGATCCTTGTGAATGTGATGATGAAAAAGGCCCAATGAAGAGAAAAGGCCCTAAATCCAAGTCTGATAAGAAAGCTTATCACTTTAATCATGCATCTCAATTATCAGCAGAAGCTGTAGAAGCTGCTGTTGCTGCTGGCGATGAAGATCTTAAAGATGCAATTCTTGCTGCTCGTCATGAGAGAAGAGTAAGATTAGCTGGCAAGATCGAGCACCAAGTAAGAGCACAACAAGAAACCAATTTGAAGCTTGCACAAAGAAGAGCTTACAGAGAGTCATTGGTTCAAAGAGTTGCTGAAAAGATGGAAGAAGAGAAAGAAGCATCTAAAGGCAAAACCTGTGAAGCTTGTGGTGGGACATACGCTGGTAAAGAGTGTGAAGCTTGTGGCTATGCATCCAAAAAATCAGAAATGAAAGAAGCTAAAGCATTCTCATCTGCTGCTAGAAAAGCATTTGCAGCCAAGGCTCTTGCTGAAGGTTTCCCTATGGAATACATCAATGCAAGATTAGGTGAAACATCAGCTCCTTCAATTGACAAATTGGCTGATATCAAAAATGTTCTTGCTTCTGGTCTTGAAACTAATGTAAAGGTTGCTGCAGCATCTTCAATGATCAAGGTTGCAACACTTTCAGATGCAGACTATTCCAGAATTATTGATTACTGGAAGAATGAACTCGGTTATGGTGATCAAGAGTGGATTGATGCACTCTTCACCAAGAAATACGACAAGAAATAATTACATTCCTCAAGAAAAATGGTCCCAGGGCTTTGCCCTGGGACATTCTTGAAAAGTAAGAGCAGGAAAATATAAACATGAGCAGATTTAGAAAAGTATCAGAAATCGAAAATATTCCATCATTTTTGGAAAAGAGATTTATTGGCGCTCAAGTTGAAGTTGAAGAAGATCCTTACGCTGAGTTAAAGAGAAATTCAACTGCAAACAGACAATCAATTTCTAAACAAAATATTGGTTTCACAAAAGAAGCAAACACAATTAATAAATCTTGGGAAAAGATCCAAGGGGCATCAACCTATCAAGATTTAAGAGATACCACCCTTGAAGATAGAATTCTTTCACAAGATTTCGGATCTATCAGAAGAGCTGGTTCACAATTTGATCAAGGTGAAAATGCAAGAACTACAACTAGTGGATTAAAAGCATTTTCCGCTGACGAATATATGAACGCTATGCTTTCTAGATCAGCATCTATTTTCAACCCAGACATGATTTCAATTTCAGAAGAATTCTTAAATTCACAAGCTTCTTCAAGTGAACAGTCAATTATTGAAAATCAAAGAGCAAGAGAAGCTAAGGCATCTCGTCATAAAGCTTGGGAAGAAAGCCAAATCAATAATTTAAGACAAGCTTCTGTAGTTTCGTCAAGAGCACACAGCATCTTGAGAACATCTTCAGACAATGAATTCAATTCACAATTTGGAATGATTGATCCATCTGCTCTGGACAATCGTGAATCAATGAGAATTGCTAATCAAGAGAAGATTAGAAACGAAAGAATGGCTATCAAGAAAAATATTCAAAGTGATATGAACAACAAAGCTCAATCAAGAGCCAAAACTGTCAATGAAATTTATAATAGTATTGATTTGAATTTTGATGATATCGACTAATGAATAAACTGTCTCAAACTGCTCCTCCTTTAGCTTCCAATCCTGCTAATGGAATTAATAATATTCCATTAAGTGGTGATGGTGTAGAAGGTGTGACTAAAGATGAAATGAGACAGTTGATGAATAAAGTTTTAGCTAGAAATGACAATTATGGTGAACTTTCTGATGAAGTTACCTTAATTGCTGACAAAGTGCAAGATAGTAGTTTGAGACATCAACTATATAAATTATCTAAAGCACTTATAATGTCAAATAATAATAGAACTAGAACAAAAGATCCAATTACTAAAGAATTGGATCCTAGCTATTCAGATATAGCAAATAAGATTATTCAAACTTATTTATCCGAGGATAAGAACGTGTACAACAATTCCAAAACAGCACAGATCAAAAAGAAAAAGAAAACTAGAGGCAATCCATTCCGTGTTTTAATGGGTAAAGTGGGTAAATTGCTAGATCACGGTGTCGAGAAGAACGATATTGTAAGATACATTTCTAAACTCAAATACTGGAATAAAGAAACTATTGAACGTGCTATCGATATTGTTAAAGAATATAATAAAAAACTAGAGCAAGATAAAGATAAAGACGATAAGCAAGAAAAACAAGCAAATGTTGTTGATCTTGATAAATTGGTAGAAAAAGATCAAGAAGTCAAAGATGAAAAAGAAGATCTTAGAAAAACCGTTGACAAAATAAACGACACTGACAAAAACAAAAAAGCTTCCGTCAAAATTGCAGCTTTAGATTATGATGCAAAACCAAAATTTGAAAAGAGATCAACCCCTGAATTGATTATGAGAGCTTGTTTCCTTATGGACCTTCAAGACTATACCAAAACCACAAAACAAGGTGATTTCAAAGATGCTGCTGATAAAAAAGGCGTTGCTGAAGAACTTAAGCAAATTAGAGCAGCACTTACAGACAGAGGTTTTGATAAAGAAGAATTATCAAATTTAGGATTGGGTAAATAATTATGGATAAGGGATATAAAATCAAAGCAACCTACGAGACACACGATCCTAAGAAAATTGATAGCATTTTAGCCAATAAACCTCAAATTGGCGGCACAGGATTGTTAAGCATGCTTCAAGATACACTTTCTGGTCTTGGAAATGATGCTATGCCGATGTCTTCTCCTTTTCATGTTCTTAATATGGATGACTTTGGTGATGATCCTGTAGTTTCTGCTTTCAAAAATATGGGTGGTCCAGAACATATTGTCAAAATTGTTGCTCTTCCTACACAAGAAGCGCATCATCATTTACACCATGCTTATAGCAAATTAAATAATATCAAAATTGCTGAAGAAAGAAATACTCTTAGATATGCTTATATGGCTTTGCAAAACTTTTTAAACAAGAACAATGAAGCAGCAAGATTAGAAAGAGTAGCTTATAAAACAACAGATAAATCTGCTGGGTATTGGCAAATCGAAGCCATCAATACATTAGATAAACTCAAAAAATTTGCATCAACATCTTTGAGAATTTCTAAACTTGAAAGTGCTAGAAATGTTGTTTTGTCAGGAAATAAAAATCAAACTATCAAAGTAGCTAATTATGTTCATAATTGGTATTCAGAAATTACACCTAAAGAAAACAGAAGAGTAGCATATACAACCCTTTTTACTCAAAATAATGAGCCTTATTTACTCTGTCCTAAGGGTAAATTTAATGGCAGTAATCATCACGGTCCAGTTCCTATGGAAATTTCAAAATGCCGTGAAAATTGTATTGATTCTAGAGTAGATAGAGACGGTCATGTTTCTTGTGCTTATCAAGATTGGTTGAAAGTAGCATTTCAATCACACGAAGAAGTTATGGCAAGACTGGATGTACACAGACATCCTGATAATGAAGCTAACGCTCTTGAACTTAAAGAAGGCGAAAGATCCAAGAAACTTACAGAAGGTGAAATTGGATACGAGGCAAGATTTGATCATTCAGATAGAGGTGCTAACAAAATCAGAGGCAAGCAAAACCACGAAGATTCTAGAGAAAAGCAATTATCTGATGCAAAACAATCTGCATATGGTCATCAACAAGGCGATAAGCCAGTAATGAGGCCAAAACAAGCACAAACTGATTCTAATAAAACAATTGATTCTCAATTACCTAGAAAAGATCAAAAGGGTGTAGATTATCTTGAAATGCTTTTAAGAAAGTTGAATAATAAAGCTTCTGAAACAGACGAAGTTAGAGAAAATCAGCTTGACTCTAAAGAACTTTACAATCATCGTGGTGAAATGGAAGATTCTTATGCTCATCAATTGAATAAAGATGGCAAAGATCCAATCAATTATAGAGATGAATTAAATAAAAATTTTGATGAGCCAAAAGATTCAATTATTCATCAATTGGATAAAAATATCACCGCTTCTAAAAAGGAAATGAATCAAGAACAAATTCTTGATGATATTAGAAGAAAAAATGATTTTACTGTTTCCAGAGAAGAAGCATTAAAAGATAGAAGACACCATACAAAAATCACCAAAAATATTGAAGCTCTTTTAGATGATGAAGATGATGACAAATTAGGTCATCAATTTTCTGAAGAAGATCTAAAAAGATTTGCTGAAGAACTTGGTTTAGATTATGTCTTGGAATCAAAAAGAGAAGAATACGACGATGTGGTATAAGCAAGTTTTAGCCCAATTTGGTGGCGGTGCTGTTCAACAAACAGAGCAGGATGAAACTTTTGCTCCTGGTACCACTCAATCTGAAATTGATCAAGCTAAAATTGTGGATAACAAACCTGCTGGATTATATGATGAACTTTCAGGCATTCTTGAAAAAATGGGTAAAAATCTTGATGATTATTACCAAATGAATCAAGAACAACAAAAGGAAATTTGGGATTTATTAGTTGATCGTCCACATAGAATGAATATGGACGATACAGGTAATTTTATAACTTCACCTCAATCAGCAGCTAATGAGGCTCGTAGACATTCACCTTATCACGAAGCACCTGAAAACACAACTATTGAAGATCAATTAGAAGGGTCTAGACAGCAAAACAACAATAGAGACCCACAAAGCATGGCTTCAAAAGAAAAAGGTAATGGTTTTCAACATTTTAAGAGTGGTGAAGGATATTATCAAGCTTCGAAAGGCAAACAAGATCCTATCCTCTTTGGAAACAAACCTTCTAATCAAACTTGGTATTAAGTTCTTTATTTTTAGAACGGTATAATATATGTTATGGCAAATAGAACATCATTGGCTTCTGCTATCAGAACAGCAGCAACACAAGTATCAGGAGCACCAACTAGCACAACAAGTGTAGACAAAAATTATGCAAGTAGTAGAATTGGTCTAGGTTTAGGTCCAAGTGTAACAAGAACTGCTAGCATAAATACAGTTACAACAGCTCCTAATTTCTATTCGCCTTTCTTAACTCCATCATCTTTTCAAATTCCAAATGCTCGTCGTGAAGTTTATCTTTGGGCAAACTGGTGGAGAAACAACGAACCAAAAATTGCTGCAGCCATAAATTTCTATACCAACTATCCTTTCTCTGGATGGAAGTTAGAATGTTCTTCTTCTTATGTCAAGGATTATTTTGAAAAGTTAGTTGAATCACTAAATTTCCAAAAATGGTTACCAGAAATTTCTAAAACATATCACTTATTGGGTGATTCATTTGTTTTGCTTTCTCTTGATTGTCCGCATTGCCACGGTTCTAACTGGGATGACGACAAAAATCAAGAATGCCAACATGATGGTGCTACTTGGAAATCAATTTCAATTCTTAATCCAGATTCTGTAATAAAAACTCCAGGAATGATTGATCAAGCTGGTAGTTATGCTTACCGTCCATCTGCTGAAGAAACTAGAATTGTAAACGAAAGAAATCCTAAAGAGATTTATGATGCTATACCTGACAATATCAAGAAAATGATTATTCAGGGTAACCCTATCAAACTTAATCCTATTTCTATTCATCATTTTAAATATGGATCAAACCCTTGGGAAGATTATGGAATTTCTATGATTCGTCCATTATTCCCAATTCTGACATATAAAGATAAATTACGTCAGGCACAATATATGATTGCTGAACGTCTTATCTTACCAATTAAAGTTGTTAAGATTGGTAGTGATACAAGACCAGCATCACAAGAAGATATTGATAATGTTCAAGATGAATTGGCATCTATCGCCAATGATCCAAACTTAACTCTTGTAACTCACCATAACTTTGATCTCGAGTGGTATGGAGCTACTGGCAAAATTCACCCTCTCACTGGTGAATTTGAATTAATTGAGCAAGAAATTTTAGACGGCGTTATGCTCAACAAAGCTCTCTTAAATGGTGAGGGTCCAACTTATGGTAATGCACAAGTTGGTCTTCTTGCTATGGCTCAAAGATTAGAGACATTTAGAAGAGAAGTTGCACACTGGATTGAACAAAATGTTTTTATGCCAGTTGCTAAATGGAATGGATTTGTAATTGAGGGTGAAAGAGGACAGGATGAACTAGTTTATCCTAAAATTAAGTTTGATGACCTTCAACTACGTGATGATACTGGTAAGCTTCAAATGCTTGTTACAGCTAATCAAAATGGTGTTATTTCCAACGTTTCTCTTATTGAAGCTTTTGGTTTAGATTCAGATCAAGAAATTGAAAGATTGAGATTTGAGCAAGGGGCAAACTTTGTAAATGATCAAAGCTTTGGTACTCCGAATGTTTCTTTGAGCTTCCAAAGTGGAAATGTTACAGGACAAGGTTTTGGTGCTGCGCCTCCTGACATGTCTGGTGGTATGGGCGCACCTCCTCCTGCAGATTTAGCTGTTGGTGGCGCAGCACCTGCTCCTCCTCCAGCACCTGGTGGTGCTCCTTCTCCAGCCCCTACTGCATCTGTAATGAATAAATTTTATAAATTTGCAAGCTCGACAATTAATGAAATTTACAATGAGAGACTCGAAGCAAATAATTCTGGAATCAGAACAGCAAGCAAAAAAATAAAATCTGCTGCCCATGAAGGTTTCTTAAAGTCCTTAACTCCTGTAACTGGAAGAGGATCTCTTGGACCTTTACCTGATGAATATGATGGTTTATTCGGACCTATTAACACTCCATTCTTAGGTGGAAATAATTCTCATCCTTTGAACAATTATGCTCTTGAAGAATTATATAAATTTTCTGCAAATGAAAATGAATCAATTATGAAGTATGCAAAAAAGAAAGTAGACGTTTCACAACAACCCAAAATGTTTACTAACTTAGAAAAAAAACTTTATGGTTTAATGATGTCTTTGAATATGCCATATCCACTATATGCACAATATTCTGCTGGTCCTACAATGGATTATCAATTAGATGCAGCTATTCCTAATCTTAAAATTGGAATAGAAGCAGATGGTGAGATTTGGCATAACAATCCAGATAAAATTGCAAAAGATAAACGTAGAGATTCTGAATTAGCTGCTAATGGCTGGATTATAATTAGATTTACTGATAAGGAAATTAATGATCACCCACAAGATTGTTTGAATGTTCTAATCAAAGTCATCAAAAAGAGAACAGGTATGGGTGAGGGTGATTCGGAATATTTATAATTACTAAATCATTTGTCGCTGTACAATAAACCCGTCGATTTCGGCGGGTTTAAATTTTACAGGTTTTAATATGTTAAAAATAGAACAAATCCTATTGATAACTTTATTTTTTAAGGATTGAATATATGTACAAGGTTGCAAAAGGAGGAGCTATTACTATCAATAGTTTTCTCAACGAAAATGACCGAAATATAGCTAGAGATTATATTATTAAGACTGCTTCATCTAATATGAGAGAAGCTGCAAAGATCGGTCTTCAATCTCTCTATGCTGATCCAAAAGAAGTCCTAGAAAAATACAAAGATTTCGACATTGTTAAGGAAATGCAAGCTCGTAAGGGTGCTAAACTTTTATGGGTTAGAGCCAGAGCAATTGATGCAGATGTTGTTAATGCTAATGGCGACCTGTTTTCAAGAGAAGAATTACTCAAAGAACAAGAAATCAAAGGTAAAAAAATCCCGTCGTACAAAACATTCGAAGGTGTGCCAATTTACACTAACCACAAGAATGATGATATTGAACAAGCCAAAGGAATGGTTGTTTATGCTGAATGGGATGAAGAAGAAGATTGTGTTTATTGTACTTTCTTTGTAGATGAAGAAGCTTATCCTGATATTGCTAGAAATATTCGCACTGGTGTTATTCATGATGTTTCAATGGGCGCTAGTGTTGAATGGGGTGTATGTTCAATTTGCGGTAATAAAGCATACACTGAAAGAGATTATTGTGAACACCTCAAGAAATATAAAGGCAAAATTTATCCCGAATCTGGCAAGAAAGCATATGAAAAGAACTATGGCGTAAAATTTATTGAATTAAGCTGTGTTGGTGATGGTGCTTTTGAAGCTTGCGAAATTCAAGAAATTTATGATGTAGATGATGTGCTCGATGCTGCAATGAATTTGGAAAAGAAAGCAAATGAACTTTCTGCAAATATTGTTTTAGCATTGCAAGGTTCTCCACAAGAATCTTCTTCTAGATCTGAGTACGAAAATTGTTTGAGAACAGCAAATTCTACTGCAAAAACAGCAGTAAGACTTGCTCAACAAGCTGGAACACTTGTTGGTGGCCCTTTATTAGCTGGCCAAGGTGCTAATCAAAATTCAACTGTTGCTGCAGTTTTACAAGCTCTTGGAATTGATCCTGCTTCTGGATTAAATATACTTGACTTGATCAATTTATCATTGAACTTCTTAGAAGTTGCAGTGATGAATATGTTTGCAAGAAAAGATAATGTTGATTTGGGACACGTAGGCAAAGTAACCAAATCAATGGCAGAACTTCAATCAACTATGCAAGACATGATTGATGATGGAATTGATGTTGGTTCTGGTCAAAGACCTCAGCAAATAAATCAACCTCAAAATATGCAACAAGGACAAGCACCACAAGCTTCTCCAATGAACGCCAATGTTGGTTTGGCTAATTATGCACCAACTGAATCTGTAGGTAAAGTGATGGATTTTACTCTACCTGGAGTTCAAAATAGTCAAGTTGGAGGCGGTGTTGCTTTAGCCTCTAGCGTTCACAATTTGGTTTGGGCCTCTAGAGATGGCAAAAGAGAAGTTTTTGCTAGTACTCAAAAAGGTTCATCTTCCAATAAAATTTTGAACTTAACACAAAGTATATTAAATTTGAAAGAAAATTTAAATAATAATGTTCAAGTGCAAAAAAGTATTGATAATGTCATTAGAATTGCTAATGAAAGAAGCAAAAATATAAAAACAAATACGCCTTTCGTGGCGGGGAGCAGAAATCAAATGGATCACTTTGCAAAGATTGCATCAGAG